AAATTTTCCCTCGCTATTAGCGAAGATGTCATCACTTAACTTAAGTAAAGGACACGCTTTGTCGGTCCAGACGTCTCCAATTTCTCCCTCTGATCTTGTTTTTAACAGCAACCTGCCGTCGTTTGAGTCTAAACCTACGCCCCGTCTTCGGAACGTTAGTACAACTCTGACCACCCGCCATGCACCATCACGACCCGCAGTTAATCCCCCGCCCCTTTTCCCCGCCCCGGAGGCCTTGTCTTTCAAGGCACTTCTGGTCGAAGCTGAGGAGCACAACAAATTAATGGACTTCGGTCCTGGAGGTCTGCGTGACCTCAACCAACGCAAGCATCCCGCGAATGAGTCGGATACTGCCTCGTTCCTTGTGAACTTGGCGACTCCACTTATGTCGTGGGCCCCTGGGGATCCCACTCCCCGCTCGCCGTCTTATTTTGACAAATCGCGTATTGTGGAAATCGAACCCACCATTGACATGTCCTATGATCCGTCAACGGAAGTTCCGTTCTATGAACCCGGTGTACCCCCTCACAGGCTCTTAGCTGGCCTCGATGTCGCTTCTATTCCAGAGAAATACTTTCTCGATAAGAATTGGCCTCTCCAGCTCATTGTCCAGTATAGGCGGTCACTTGCCAAGAAAGATTTAGCCCCACCACGCCGACAGCGCGGCAACCGCGGAGTAGCGGCTGTCACGGAAGCGAGGCATAATAAGGGAGCTGAGACCCGCCATTGGCGGTGCCCAGTCCCCGATTATGCGCCTCGTTGTCCGCGACCAGCACACTATGCCCGGACGTCGTTCCTGCGGTGGGCTCGTGGCGAGATTTATCATCTGAACACCCAGATCTGTAAGAAGAATCTGTATGTCACCGGTAATTTAGCTGCTCAGGCGCTTTATTATTCGGAACGAACCCCTTCGCGTCGGACGCTCCAACTACTATTCGAGAAGTCCGCGTTTTGGGTAGCTTCATACTCCCCATCTTCTTCAGGCCCTGCAGTCAAACCCATGTATTACCCGGTCGATTATTCCTCCCTCCCTCTCAAGGAAGAGGAACATATCCACCCTTTGGTCTTCCGTGGGCGACAGGTCTCCTCTCCGGAGGAGTTTCAACTTGTCGGTGTTGAGATGAGGAAGAGCAGGAAATACTTTGAGCAGTGCCTACAGTACTTGTCAGGACTCCCACACGATATCCCGTACGAGAAACTCCAAGGCTTCCTTACACAGAAGTTTCCTCCTCCCCCTCCTTCTTCGGTCCTTGAGTACCAGGGCAACCTGCTCTCCTTTAATGGTCGGTTTAATGTTACCCACGATTTCAACCTCCCCCCTCGTGAGATCGTTACGGAACATGTCGCCTCAGCACTACGCCCTACTCTTAATAGCACTGTTGCCAACTTAGAGTTATTTGTCCGATTTTTGGCTCTCGCCACTGGTCTCCACTATTCCTCTGGTTGGCAATCAGCGGTATCTACGATCACCTTGTATTTGACTGGAGCAGGACCGAGTTTTGCCTCTCTTTGGGCCAGGTTTTCTGATTTCCTTCAGACTTATAAGCCCATTAAACGGGAACTCCTCCAGGGTGTTACCGAGACTATCCTCTCTATTCCTTCGAATGCTTTTCGGTTTATCTCGGAACTTCTAGTGGAGATCGGTTTGACGGCTTTCTTATCGGAGGCCTGTTCCACTTCATTCGGTTTCATTAAACCCCTCCTTGCCTCTACTGTAGCTTCCCTTAAGCTCAGCTTGGTACGGGAGAGTTCTATGTCCTTTGCTAGGAAGATCCTTGAGTGGTTCACTATTGCCCTTGACAGGGTGAAACTCTGTTACTCTCTCGGCTCCCTGACCCCCTTGTGGGGATCGAAATGGAACCCCGGAGCGTGGATTAGAGAAGCGCGTGGCCTGAAGACTTATTATGCAATCTTAACTATTCAGTCCGTGTCCTCTCCTTCTGCGACCGCGGGGA